TCAATCGTCCGTTCCGGTAACAACCTCGCGCTGCCACTCCATCGCCCATTCCCATATCCGCCTGACCACTTTCAAAGACGCAGTGTTCAAGTCGCATACACCGAACAGATCCATAAGCACATCGCTGAATTGGTTCTTGTGAAAGTAGCGTCCAGCATTGGCATGAATGGCTTCGATCATCTCGCGACGTGAAACCGTCCTGCGGGTGTCTTTCTGTTTACTTGTGGGCTGGCGATCGTGCGGGGAATGAATGTGAACATCCCCGCCTACGTTGATCGTCAGATTACGAATGGAGATGCCAGCGGCTGATTGCTGGGGTTGATCAGCGTGGTGCTTTAGAGCATTGACGAGTTTGTACGTAAGATCGTCATCCATGTTCTAAACAGTCAGAGCCCTAACTAAATTCTCCGCCTTCTTTTTCAGCTCTTCGCGTATAATGCTGACAAGAGCTGCTTTCTGTTCGGAGTTTACGAGGCAACCTGACGCCTTCACAGCTTCATCCACGAGTTCAACCGCACTGTCAATATATAAAGGTTTACGCTCGGCAGCCGGAGAGGGCGAGATCTCGCCTGGAGTGTTACGGCCAAGCAATATTACGTCTAAACTTAAATTTTGCCTTCGTGCGAGGCGAAGCGCCCAGCCAAGAGGGAAAACCCCTCGTTTCTTCGCATCAGCAACAGACGCGTCGGAGATTCCCAGCGTCGCCGCAAGGCTGCGCTGCGTCTTGATCCCCGTACTCCGCTTGATCCGCTCCCAGACTTCGTCCCAAGCAGGACCGGTTGCATTCTCGTCAGTGGAATTAGCAACCAATTCGCAACCCTCCTCGCACATGGTAACTCGCTAATATTGCTGATCTTAGCGAAACCTCGTACAAAATACGTTTGCAACTAACCTTTAAGTCTTGACTTGAATTACGCCCAAGACTAATTCTGAATCCATGAATTCACGGCGACGCTACCCGACAACCCACCGGCCCACAATATCCAGGGCCGGACAAATTTCGGACATGCCGTCATGAGCACCCACCAGTTTGGCCTCTGGCACAATCCCAGTCTGGATGTGACGTTGCGCGTCAAAGCCGCCCTGCGCGAGGTTCTTTCGGAATGTCCGAAGAGCCGCGAAGCCATCGCCGAGCTCATGTCGGCGGCCGCGCGTAAGGAAGGGCTGGCCGAAGAAGGCCGGACGCCTGTCTCGCCCGACATGCTGGACAAGTGGGTGTCGTCCAGCGCCACCGCGCACCGCATGCCGTACCACTACCTCACCATCTTCTGCTTTGTGACCGATTCGCTCCTGCCCATCCAGGCGATGCTCGCCCCCCTGTGCGCCAGAGCCGTCACGGGTGAGGACATGGATCTTCTCGAACTCGCCCGGATCAAAGCCCAAAAAGACGAACTCGCCCGGCAGGAACGGGCCATCAAGCAAAGGCGCAAGAAATGAACACCAGGGCCATCAAGCGCTGGGCGCTCACCCACGACGTCACCTGGGTCATGGTCGCTCAAGAAGCGGGCGTCAGCAGGCAGCAGGTCAGCAACGTCATCCACAACCGCCGCGCGGACGAGTCCGTCTCGCGCGCCCTGTGCTGGCTTGGATGTCCGACGCGCCTCATGGCTGCGCGAGTCGCGAAATGAAGGACGCCTATTCCACCAAGGAGCTGATGACCGTCCTGGGCAAGTCCAGACAGGCCATCGAGAAGGAAGCCGACCGCAAGGGATGGGCCTTCAGGGAGATCCCCGCGCCCGGACGCAACGGCAAGCTCAAGCTCTGGCTGGTGGACGGCATGGATGAACAGAACCGGATCGCCATGGGCATGCGCCAGCGCACGGCGTTGGCTGTCATCACCGGCGGCAAGGCCGGATGTGCGCCTGCCGTCCAGGACCATGCACCGGATTCCTGCCGACTGTCCGTGGCCGAACTCCCGCCCGAACAGCTCCGTAAGGCAGCTCTCAAGGCCGACCTGGTGCGCCACTATCTGAACGCCAAACGCGACGCCAAGCGGAAAGGATTCAAGATCGAGGAAGCCCGCGACGCGTTCATCACGCTCTACAACACAGGCGTGGCCTACACGGCCATCCTGGCCGAACTGGGTGAGACTTCCTGGAAGACCCTGGAGCGCTGGGCCGTGACCCTCAAACAGGCCAACTACGACTGCGCGGCCCTGGCCGAGCGTTACGGGCAGCACCGCAAAGGCGAGTCCAAGGTGACGGAGGCCGAAAAGGCCATCCTGCTCAAGCAGCTGCTCAACCAGAACCAGATCAAGATCGCTACGGCCATTGGGTACTGCAAGCTGTATCTGGAGCAGCAAGGCATCCACTCGCCCAGTTCGCCCAGCACACTCCGGCTTTTCGTGAATGAGTTCAAGGCGAGGTACGCCGACATCTGGACCTTGGCGCGCGAGGGCGAGAAGGCCCTCACGGACAAGATCGCTCCCTACTTTGAGCGCGACATCTCGCTCCTCGAAGTGGGCGACGTGCTGATCGCGGACGGCCATCGCTGCAACTTCACGGTCATCAACCCCTTCACCGGCAAGGCGGTGCGCCCGACGCTCATCGCCTTCCTGGACTGGGCCAGCCGCGACATCATGGGCTGCGCCTTCATGCTCCAGGAGGACATCCAAGGCATCCATCTGGCCCTGCACCGGGCCATCCTGCGCCTCGGGAAGATGCCCAAGGTGGTCTACCTGGATAACGGAAAGGGCTTCAAAGCCAAGGTCTTCACCCAGGATCTGGACTTGAGCCAGACGGGAATGGCGGGCCTCTATGGCCGCCTGGGCATCCTGACCGTGTTCGCCAAGCCCTACAACGCCCGTTCGAAAGTCATCGAACCCTTCTTCAAGACCTACGGCGATCACTGCGAACGCTTCATGCCCAGCTATTCGGGTGCATCCATCATGGACAAGCCTGCCCGCATGCGCCGCAACGAGAAGTTCATGCAGAGTCTCGCTCCCGGTGCGCCCATCAGCCTCGAACAGGCCGCGAACGCCTTCGAATCCTGGCTCGAACTCTACTACCGACAACGCCCGCACTCGGGCCTGGGCAAGCGCTCACCGGGTGAAGTGTTCATGGCCGGGCGCGGCGAGGGCGTGGACGCTTCGGATCTGCGTTTCCTCATGATGCACGAGGAAGTGGCGCACCTGGAGAACAACGGCGTGCCCCGCTTCGGCGGCCACTACTGTCACGACGCCCTCTATGGCCTGCGCACTCGGGTGCTCATCCGCTACGACTGGCACGATCTGCGCTCGGTCCACGTCTACGACATGGACGGCAACTACATCTGCGAGGCCAAACGCACTCAGGGCGTGCATCCCATGTTCGCGTTGATCGGGGGCAAGAACGCCCCTGGCTATGCGGAATTCCGAGAGCAGAAGAGGGCTCAGGAGGCGCTCAAGCGGGGCACCAAGAAGATCGTGGCCGAGGCCGCGCGCCTGGGCAAACTGGACGGAATCCGCGAGGTGCTGCCCATCGCCGCCGACCCGCGCATGCTCGCGGATCTGGAACGCATCGCAGCCGAGAACACGCCTGCCGCGCACCTGCCGGACATCGAATTTCCCGAAGAAACCCTCCCAGCGAGGCCGGGCAAGCTCATCGACCCGACCTCGCTGGATTGGCTTGACCAAACCGACCTGGACGACGCCTGCCAGCGCGCCCAGGCAAGCACAAGGAGGTAGCCTTGCGCAAGCAGTTCGCCATGACGGCCAACGTAAAACGCTACGTGACAGCGGTCAACAATGCGGTGGCCAGCCCGCCGGGCATCGACAAGTTCGTGATCGTCACGGGCGAGGTGGGCCAGGGCAAAACTGAGACGAGCCTATGGTGGAAGAACCATCACAGCCCGCATTCGGTGCTGGTTCGCGTGAAAAAGGCCATGGGTCCCAAATGGCTGCTTTCCGACATCGCCAGCGAATTGGGGCTGATGCCCGCAAAAACCAGCCAAGCGCTCTTCGACCAGATCGTGGAGACGCTCATGGGGTCCGACCGGGCGCTGATTCTCGACGAGGTGGACTACGTGGCGGACAAAAACACGCTGGTGGAAACCATCCGCGACATCGGCGACATGGCGGGCATCCCCATCATCCTGATCTGCATGCCCTGGGCCGACCAGCGGCTCAAGCGCTACCCGGCGCTCATGCGCCGCGTGAGCCAGCGGGTCGTATTCCAGAACCTCGAATTCGAGGACATGCGCATGGTCATGGACCAGATCTGCGAGGTCAGTGTGTCGGATGACGCTCTCCATGCCATCCTGGCCAGCGAGAAATCCATGCCGGTCTATAGCCTCTACCGCTGGGCGCAGGCATGCGAAACGCTGGCCCGCAAGCACACCGTGTCCGAAGTCCGGGCCGAGCACCTGGCCCGCAAGGGGTAGGACGTGACCAACCTGACCGTGCTTGGGCCGGTGAAGGCCCTTCTGGCGGAACTGAGCGTGAAGGACGGGACCTTCAGGCCAGGGGCGGAAGTGAGCCTGGAACAGGCCATGGACCGCCTGACCGGGCTCAAGCGTTCACCGGTCTTGCGAGTGCTCGAACGGCTCCGCCGGGAAGGAGACCTTGAGCTGGTTGAGGAGACGAAAGCCGACGTCAAACCAGGGGAGAATGGTCCGCGCCGCCGCAATCCGACGTTCAAAGTCGTTCGAGACATCCGACAACGCCGGGATGCCCAGGCCAAAGGGGAAGTCACCTGCCGCGACAAGGTTTGGGGGACGCTCCGAGGGCTTCGCCCACGGGCCACGACCATATCGGAACTAGTTCGCTTGACCGGCTGCGAGGAACAGACCGTCCGTGAATCGATCAAGGCTCTGGAGGCGGGGGGCTTCGTTAAAGCCAGGGGCAAGATCGGACGGGAAAAAGCCTGGATTCTCATGAAAGACGCCGGGGTGAAACGCCCTGAGATTCCCGAAACGGAACTGAGGTCGGCATGAACTGGCTCTCCATCCTGAACGAGGCCGTGCAGGCTCAGGGCATGGCCACGGTGGCCGCCGCGCTGGGCTACCGTTCCAAGTCAGTGATCTGCGAGGCGCTCAAGGGCACCTACAAAGGCAATCTGGAGCGTCTGGAGGCGCGGGTGCTGGAAGCCTTCGGCCAGCCTGAATCCGCTTGTTGCCCTGTTCTCGGCACGATCACGGGAGAAGCCTGCGCCACCAACCGCGACCTGGCCAAACGCCTCGGCGTGCGTGGTGGCAACGCCCAGACCATCATGCTCCGCAAGGCGTGTCTGACGTGTCCGAACAACGATTCGAACGCCCGTTCGAACGGGAAAACCACAAAGGAGGTGGTGCATGCTGGTGCTTAGCGTCGAGCAAAGCGCGGCACTCGTCGAATCGGCCATTGGTGATCTGGGCTCGGTCGTCGGCAGTCACGATCCGGTCGAGATCAAGGCGAAGTCCTATGCCGCTTGGAAGAAGCTGGGAGAAGCCAGGGCTCTGCTGCGCAGGCCCGACCTGTTTTCCCCTCAACCCGCTCCGGTCACTCCGGGGGCTTGCCCGGAGGTGCCCCGTGGCTAGGCGTAAACCTGATGAAACGCAGGCCATCACCAGCCTGGACGCGGCTGATGCCGCCCTGGTGGAGCTGGCCAAGCTCGATCGCGAAATGAGGATGATCGAGATCTGCCTGAACGAGGACATTGAAGCCGCGCGAAAGCGCGCCGACGAATTGGCCGCTCCCTTGCGCGAGAAGCGCAGGCTGTTGGAATCAGCGCTGACCACCTACGCGACCGCCAGTAAGGAGGCCCTGTTCAAGAAGGGCAAATCCATCAAGCTGACGCATGGCGTCTTCGGCTTCAGGGCCTCTGACGAACTCAAACCTTTGCCCAAGGGCACCTGGAAGGAGGTGCTCGGCAAGCTGAATGGCATGGCGGCCAAGCTGGCAAAGTTGGAACTGCCCGGCTGCATCCGCATCAAGGAGGAGCCGGACAAGGAAGCGCTGCGGAAGCTGCCCGAAGATCTGCGCGCCGAGGCAGGCGTGCGCATCGTGGGCAAGGACACGTTCTACTACGAACTGAAAGACGAAAACGTCGCCGTGAAAGCGGCCTGAATGCGAAACCGCCCTCCAGGGCGGTCGCCGGGACGTGGTGGTCCCGGCCTGATGAGCAGCCGAAGGAGTCACCCGTGACCATCGCCTACGCAGAACGCCCCAAAGACGCGCCTACGCAGTGCCCATGCATCACCTGCCACGACCACGGGTCTTACTGCGCCGTGAGCTGCGCCCTGTTTGAAGCCTGGGAACGCGCCGGGAAACCAGGGCGCACGTCTTCGACGCAACCTGCACAGCCGCAAGGAGCATGACCATGGAGATGATCACCTCGGGACAGATCACGAAGATCCACGCGCTGAAGAACGCCATCGGCCTGGACGACGCGGCCTATCGGGACATGCTTGATGAACGCTTCGGCGTGTTTTCCAGCAAGCAGCTCACCGCCAAGCAGGCCGCTTTCATCATCGGCGACTGGGAGAAGAAAGCCACCGACGCCGGATCATGGAAGCCCCACCCTGGCCGCAAGCGCTACCAGGAGTTCAAGGGACGCTCGCCGCACCTGGCCTCGCCCAGGCAGCTGCGCATGGTGCGGGCCATGTGGGACCAGGTGGCCCGCGCGCCCAAAGATCAGCGCGACGCGGCGTTCGACAAACTTCTGCGCCGTGTCGTGAAGCGCGACTCCATCAATTTCCTGCGCAAGACCGACGTAGCCGCCGTGGTCGAGGCCCTGGAGGCCATGGGCGCGAAGAAAGAGGCTGCGTGATGGCCATCCATCCCGACGTGCTGGCCCTGGTTACGGTTGATGACCTGGAGGGCGACCTGAAGCTGGTGGCGGAGCAGTGCGGCCTGAACGTCGCCCTGAGCCTCTTTGAGGGCATGGCGGGATGCGTGGTGAACGTGCGCAAAACGGCGTTCAAACGAGCGCTCGATCGGTACGTGCGCGAACACTACGATGGCCGCAACGCCAACCTGCTGGCCATGCGTTGCGGCCTTACCGAACGGGCGATCTACCAGATTGTGGAGAAGGCCCCCATCAAGAACGACCAGCATCTGCTGGTGTGACTCGACCAGCATAAACAATTGTTGCTTGCCACATGTGACGCGTGTCACAAGAGAATCTTCATACACCACAACTTTAAATTTCGTCACCGTTGTCAGGTATTGACCATTTTATATTGACAGATCGTATGCCATTCCATGCGACACAAAGCTGTATAGCAGAGAGAATGCTGGCAACAGAAATAGACCCTATCAGTTTTGACAGTTGATCGAGAGACCAAGTGGCAAACCACCACGTTTGCTTCTCGTCTTTTGTCGTGTATGTCCAATACAAACTAATTGCTACCAATAGAATAAAAGTGAGTCCACCAACTATGGAAACCCAAAATTCGACATGCCGCTTACGCTTCACTTCAGCCCACATGTCTTTTTTAATCACAAGAACTTTGCCAAAGATAATGGGGCGACGAAGCTTCATTTCCAGGATGGTTACAGGTCTTACAAATTGCAAGTCTTTCCCATTTCGTTTGCAATAATCTGCAATATGTCCAACGAGTGCTTCGCATGTCTCCCTTAACGAATATATACCTTCATTCTTTACACGTATTACGTATTGTCCGTCTTCAACGGACACAAAGCCGTAAGACTCGTGCATGGGATAAAAAAAGACAAACAAAGCACCTTCGTGTGCCTTGGGACGATCTTCGTCAGCAACATAATCCATCAATTCATCCAGAATCCTAGTGCCTTCTGAACCAACCGTGAGATCCCAAACTATAGTCTTATTGTTGTCAGGGAAGATTGCTTTAATAACATCACTCTTTAGGGTACTCGTTAAGACAATCTTTGCACGCACATTAACACCTCCGAATTATTGAAAAACGACATCCGGCTCCGCCGTAATCGAAAATCTAATAAATTATATCGCGAATCAAGAGCTTCGGCAATAGGTGGGAAACGGCATCTTGAGATAATACCCTGAAATAACATACACACTCAACCAAGTTGAAACTTGCCCTTAGACAACGCATGGTCTATTCAAGGCAATAGGATAACGTGGGGAGACAGCATGGTTGCGTTTGCAGATTTGTTTTGTGGGGGCGGACTGGGGGCGAGAGGCGCTGTTGCCGCCGGTTGCCGCCCCCTTTTGGCCGTGGACGCATGGACTCCCGCCGCGACGACCTATGCCGCCAATTTCCCTGAAGCCAAGGTGTTCAACGGCAAGGTCGAGGAGATCGACCCCCTTGAAGCCCTTGAGGGCCAAAAAGTCGATTTGCTTCTTTCCTCCCCGGAATGCACCAACCATTCCCCGGCAAAGGGCGCGAGGGAACGCAGCGAAGCCAGTCGCTGCACGGCTTTGCAAACCATCCGATGGGCCAAGGCGCTCAAGCCCAGGTGGATCGTCCTTGAGAACGTCCCTCAGATAGCCTCCTGGCCGCGCTGGTCCGAGATGGTCGAAGAATTGAAAAACACCGGCTATCAGATCGAGCAATACATCCTGGATTCAGAGAAGTTCGGCGTGCCCCAATCCCGCCGCCGCCTCTTCATGGTCGGCGATCTGGAAAAGACCCCTCCCGTTTGCATCAAGGGCAACACTACGTCTTCAACTGTCGAATCAATCCTAGACCCTCCTGGAAGGTGGAAGACGACGCTTCTTTACCGTGCCGGACGTGCCGAACGCACCCTGAAGCATGCCGAGCGGGCTATGGCTGAGAAAGGCCAGGATGCTTCGTTTTTGGTTGTTTATTACGGGTCGGACGGCTCAGGCGGCTGGCAATCACTGGACATGCCTCTCAGGACAGTGACGACGCTCGACAGATTCGCATTGGTAGTCCCCTCCCCGGACGGGCACCGCATGAGAATGCTCCAACCTTCCGAACTGGCTCGCGCGATGGGACTTCCACCGGAACACAAGTTGGTCGCTCCCACACGCAGGGACAGAGTCAAACTCTGCGGCAACGGAATCTGCGCCCCGGTCATGAAGGCCGTCATCGAGCAGGCCGTACTGGCTTCTCGCTAAGGACGTCCCTGACCCGCGTAACGCAATCCTGAAGAGCCTTTTCCACCTCGTGCTCCCAAAATCTGAGAACAACCCAGCCTTCCTTCTCCAGCCTTGCGTTTGTCTCCCTGTCCCGCTCGATGTTTCTGCCGATCTTGCGACTCCAGAATTCTTGATTGGTGCCGGGCATGACTCCGTGCAACGGACAGCCGTGCCAAAAGCAGCCGTCCACGAATATGGCAACCTTCCGGGAGATGAACGCTATGTCTGGTTTTCCCGGCAAGGCGGGGTGAGTACGGTATCGCAGGCCGGAAGACCACAATGCCCGGCGCAAAGCCAATTCGGGGCCGGTATCGCGGCCTCGAATTCGTGACATCACCTCACTCCGTTTCTCAGGAGTGAAACAGTCGCCTTTGCCTTTTTTCATGTCGAAGACGGTTTTATCGGCATGCGCCTGTTTGAAGGTATTGCGAATCCCTTGGCTTTCGGCTTACGAAAAGCGCGGCAAAAAGAGGCAAATCACGTATGCAGGACACCACCAAGAATACCGGCGAAGCACAGATGCGCCCAAGGGCTCGTCTCGTCAAACTGATCGGGGATGAACTGATCAGCGACGAACCGGTCGCCCTCGTCGAGCTCGTAAAGAACGCCTATGATGCTGACGCGAGCGTCGTCAATGTCGTCTTTGAGGGAGCAGACCCGGACAGCCTGGACAGGATCATCGTTGAGGATGACGGTTTCGGGATGTGTCTAGATGATATCCTTAACAAATGGCTGGAGCCAGGGACCATCTCCAAGCGGGGCAAGGAAATGACGCCCAAGGGGCGCATCCTGCAAGGTGCCAAGGGGATTGGTCGATTTGCATCTGCAAGACTCGCGGAACGCCTCATCCTCGAAAGTAAAATGCTTGATCATCCAGGCGTCGTAATCATCATCGATTGGGGTGTTTTCGACGATGATAAATATCTTGAGGAAGTCATTGTTGAATGGGAGGAGGCCGACCCGACTAGCTTACCGCACGGGACACGAATCACCTTGGAAGGGCTTCGGAAAAATTGGAATGCAAAAGATTTCACGCTACTGCACTCACGCCTTGGCAGCCTTATTTCGCCATTCAATGACGTAGTCGACTTTGACATTCACATTGCCATTCCAGGGAATTTCACGGGACATGTTACACCACCTGAAATAATCATGAGCCCGCGCTATAGACTGGAAGGATGCTTAACTGATGATGGCATGTTCACCGGTCAAATAGAGATAGAAGGAAAGGACGTTCATTTTTGCCATGATCTGCGGATACGAGACAAAAATACTAGCGTACTTTGCGGGCCGTTCATGGTTGAAATCAGAGCATGGGACAGAGACACAGAGAGCCTAAAGCCACTTGCGGATAGATTTGGTCAAAGTGTAACCAAGCTACGATCTACTTTGAACGAATACTGCGGTGTAGGTATTTATCGTGATGGATTTCGTGTTCACCCATATGGACAAAAAGGTGAAGATTGGCTTAACTTGGATTTAAGAAGTAGACAAAACCCATCAAAGAACCTTGCGAATAACCAGATAGTCGCCTCAATCCGAATAGGACGGGATCGGAATCCCAATGTAATTGACCGAAGCACACGGGAAGGCTTGGTCATCAATGACGAATTCAAGGATCTCCAGCAATGGTTCGAGCACATATTGAACGTGCTTGAAGGTCATCGATACAAAGCAAAGCCTCGATCCAATGATGTCCGAGCTGATGCTGCATTTTTCGATGGACTCGATCTCAAGGATGAAGTCCAGGCCGCACAGAAAAGCCTTGGTCCAGACCATCCGGTAGCAAAGTTGATGGTCCAGGCCGACAAAAGGGTTCGGGATAGAGCAGAGAGAATTCAAGAACACCTGAACAGACTTTTAACTCTTTCCGGACTTGGTCAGATGGTGGACCTTGTGATGCATGAAATCGGTGCTCCACTCGGCAAGATAAACCGCCGAATTGAAATATTCGAAAACAAACTATTGCCATTTGTATCAGGAATGCCTGGTTCATGTCATGGTTCTGAATCAAAGTGGTTTCGCGATCAGGTGCCTTCGAACATCCGCGACATAAAAGAGTGGTGTGAACAAATCAATCTTCTGAGAGACAGACTTGACACACAAACGCCGGCAAAGCGTGGAAAGGCAACTGCATTTGACGTACGAGAAGAGATTGCTAATACACTTGACCTGTTTTCTATGCTCATTGATCGCCAAAAAATTGTTGTCAAGTGCGACATCCCAACAGAACCATTTATGGTAAAAATGTCCAGAGCCAGTTTAGGGCAGGTCATGTCTAACCTTGTAGACAACGCATTATACTGGCTGACCAAACACCACGGCAAAGGATCAGGTGGCCTACTACAAATTGACTTAGACCCACTTCCATCTGGATTTAAAATCATTGTTGCCGACAATGGTCCTGGGATTTCAGAAGAAGACAAAGAAAGAATCTTTGATTCATACTACACAACGAAACCGGCTGGGATGGGACTTGGACTTTATGTTGCGAGGCTAGCTATGGATAGTTATGGAAAATTGCTTTGCTCAGACAACTGCGACCAGCCGGGAGCATGCTTCGAAGCTATATTCGAAAGGAGTATTGGGCGATGAACGTCTCAGTATCGCGCCTCAAGTGCATAATGATTGATGATGACCATGACTACTGTAAACTGTTTGAAGAAAATCTACCAACTGCTGACGGGATAGAATTAGAGTGGGATGTGTGCAATGCATTTGACATCGCATTGAAAAAAATAGAGTCAAATCATTACTGTATAATTGTGTCAGACATTTACAATGGTGACCCCAGCCGCCGAGACACTCGAGGGGCTTCGGTCTTGACAGAGATCCGAACTAAAAGTTTCACTCCAGTCATCCTTACAAGCACCAGTCCAAAACCTCCTAACATTACAGAATCGAGCTTCGTTAGATTTGTTAAAAAGGTTGGCACACAGAATGATTTAAAACAGGCTATTCAGTCTATAGTTGATACTGGGATACCGCAACTGAAAGAGCGACTCCGAATGGAGATTGACCGTGATGCAAGCGGATTCCTATGGCAATTTCTTGATCAGGAATGGGACAAAATTAAAGAATCTGACATTGTACAACCTGAAAAATTATATGGATTCATACGGAGAAGAACTGCCCAATCCCTTGGACGACTAAAGCAAGGACCCGGTGCAGCTGAGCAATCAACTGTCGATGCGACAGATTACTACATATATCCATCTATCTCAGGTGATGTCCTTAGGATGGGACAAATCATTCGTGAAACCACAACGTCCAAATACTATATTGTTTTAACACCTCACTGCCTTCTTGAGAACCAAACTAGTGTCGGTGTTCGCGCTGACTACATCCTGCTTGCCCCCCTTCGGAAAGCAAAAGATGTATGCAAAGAGCAAGGGGCACACGTCAACGAAATTCAACAATGGGTCGCTCACCCTTGTGGTAAAGGCAAGCCTTCAGGAAGATATTTCTTCCTCCCACGTTTTCTTGAAATGGAAGACATGTATGCAGACATTCTTGCGATTACAAGCATTGCAGGGAGATGGCCACTTACTGATTTTGAAAGACTTGCATGCCTGGATGCGCCATATGCTGAAGCATTGCAGTCGCAATTCTTAAAACTGTATTCAAGTGTCGGCCTCCCTGTTCTTGCCCATACTCAATATGCGGAACTTGCGGCTTTGCGAGATGAAATTTTTTCTGCAAACGACCTAGGCGTACAGGCTGTTGAAAAAAAGACCATGATCAATCAAATAACCATATCAAGAATCCCGACTGATGTATCTCGGAAAGAAGTTGAATTTTGCATAAAAGACGCCGGGATGGCCCTAAATAAACCTACAATTTCCTGGAGTGACTTGAAAGGCAGGTGCAAGAAGCAACAATAGCGCAATTATATCTCGGACAACGTGCGAGCATGATGGCTTAATCAACATGAAACTTGGGCTCTTCACAGTATTTTTCTTAATGCTACTGACGACATCTGCCGCAGCCAGGCCAGTCAACGACTTCACAGTCAAGGACGGCCAGGGTTCGTATCCGTTTGCCCTGTCGGACACGGAGATGAAGCTCTTTTTCTACAATTCCCAGCGCCAGGATTTCGGCGACATGCGCAGCAAGGTGTTCAGCTACAAGCCGATCGGCCCCGCGCCACTGGACAGCGCCCTCGCACGCGAGGAGATTGCCAAGATGGTCAAATGGCTGTTCTTCAACGAAACGGCCAGGGTTGATGCCGCCCGACCGATGGAGTTGCCCGGCGGCATCATCTGCTACCCCGTTGTCATGATAGCTGACGGTTCAGGCATGGATGGGTTGGGCCTGCGCATAACGGTGGAAAGCGGGGCTATCCGCATGGTGGAGGTGGCTGCATGCATGACCTGCGGGGTGATGGGCAGTCTCATCAAGGATTATGAAGGCAGGAAGTGATTTCGAAAACCATGCGAACGCATTCAAAAGGGCGGCTCCCCTGCGGGTAACCGCCCTTTCTCATGCTCTCTATTTTACTTTTATGCGCCCGCTAGCGTCCTGACTGGAGGTTTTTCCCGGCGGAATGGCTACGACTCTTCCATCCTTGCCTTCGCGGGAGGTTCCACCTGGAGGAATGGCTACAACTCTACCATCTTTGCCTTGGCGAGAGGTGTAGCCTTTGGGGATGGCCACAACACGCCCGTCTTGGCCTTCGCGAGAGGTTCCACCTGGTGGGATGGCTACAACTCTTCTATCCTTGCCTTCGCGAGAGGTCCCACCTGGTGGGATGGCTACGACATGTCCATCTTTACCTTGACGAGAGGTATACCCCACTGGAATTTCGACTGCTTCACCATCTGCTCCTGTTCTTTTCATATAATTCTCCTTTTTTGAATCCCTGCCACAACGGCTTTGGACATGGACGAGATAAATATGGCCGAGGTGAATAATGTCAAGACGAGTCTTGATATTTTTATGCCCTACCGCAAGTCATCGAATATCGCCTTGACCACCCGCTCAAGCCGCCTCTCGTCATCCTCGCCGAGCTTCATGAACTCGCGCGCCGGTACCTCCACCTTCTTGCCCCTCCCGGCTTTGCCGCCAAGGTTCTGGATGGCCGCGTAGATCTTGTTGGTGCCGACCGAGGCGGATGTGTCGTCATAGTGGCGGCTGATGGAGCTGGCCAGTTGGCCGGAGCGCTGAAGCATCTTCCCCGGCCAGTTGCCCCTCCGCTCCCGGTCCTTGATGGTGGCAGCTGACAGGGACGGCCAGCGTGGGCGGCCTTCCTCCTCGAAGTTCTCCTCCACGGCGTCGGCCATGATGCCTGCGGCCTTCCTCATGAACGGCTCCAGGATTCGGCCCTTGGCCGCCAGTTGCCTGAGTTTGTCCAGGCCCTCGGTGTTCGTGACGCGGATCTCGATCATCTCTTGCCACCTCCGCCCGTGGGCGTTATGTAATTCTCGTATTTGAAAGTCGGCGGGGTCTGAATCCTGGAGCGTCCGGGCGCTGAGAAGGGAGGAGGCACTGTCGTGGGTCCCAGGAACCCACGGGGGTCGGACCCCCGCCGATTTTTCATTTTCCGTGCAGCAGTTTCCCGACGCGCTGCTTGTTCATGCTCTTGTCGTCCGCCTGCATCATGTTCCAGAACAGGCTCCCGTCTTGGTTGACCCTGGCCACCACCATCAGATCGTTCTTGCCCTTGAACAGCCCCAGATAGCGCTCACGGAAACCGTCCTCGTATTCGGTCAGGTAGACCTCGAACGGATTTTCGAACGTGGGCAGGATGAAGTTCGCGTAGCGTTCGCGTCCGTGCTCGGTCTTTTCCACCATGTGCGCGAGCAGCTCGTGGCGCATGAACAGCTTGCCCACCGGCGTCTGGACCGTGACCAGCGGTTTCGCGTCCAGTCCCAGAGCCCTGGCCATCATGTCGCGGGCCTCAGCCTGGGTTGCAGCGCGCGGCAGAAGCTGCGGCGCGTCCTGGCGTTGACTGGCCGCGACGGTTCTCAGATCCTGGCGGCCCTGGCTCTTCCAGTCGGGCTGGCCCGCCACGATCCTGATGCAGCCGGTCTTGCCGTCCTTTTCAGCGAAGGATGCACCCGTGCAGTCCGGCAGATGCCCGGCCTTGTCGAACAGCGGCCATTGCTGGCCGGGGTTGTAGGCCCAGCCGGGGTCTGTGCGCACTTTTGCGCCCTCGGGCGTGGTATAGACCGCCGCCGTGGTCGGGCGGAGATCGCGCCCCACCGGCACTTCCACTAGCTCCATGCGCCCGTTCGAATCCTCAACAGTGAGGCCCTTGGACGCCACGTGCTCGCCGTCCATGGCCCGCACCCGGCAGCGGCAGTTCCATCCGTTGGGCGGGTACATGGAACCCCAGAGCGGATCGCCATGATGGAAGACGCGCCCGTTGAGCACCCGGTGCGCCGGGCGGGTGCGGGCGTCCATCACGGCCACGTACTGCCAGTATGGCTGGTTGTCGGCGTTGGCCTTCTGTTCGCGGTAGCGCCCGGCCATGTAGGCCGTTTGCAGGTTGGTCTGGTAGATGGTCTTGAGGCGGCGCGGGCTGCCGAGCTGGACCTTCTTCACCTCGCCGGTGAGGGGGTCGGCCATCTCCTGCTTGCCCCACCAGCCCAGGGACTTCAGGCGCGGTTCGAGGGATTTTCGGAACTGGGAGAGGGTCAGGCCCTGGTCCAAGGCGCGTTGGGTTTCCTCGCGGATGGCCTGGAGCACGTCCAGCTTCATGGCCTTAGCCACAGTGAAGGCTTTGGCGTGGGCTTCGGCCAGCATCTCGCGCCAGTCGAAGGTGATGGCGTAGCCCTTGGCCTTGAAGTAGGCGATGGCCCGTTCTGGCGGCAGGCCCAGGGCGAAGGAGAGGTCAACGTCCTTCGGCGGCATTCAGCATCCCCCAGAGGTCTGCGATAAAGATGGCCATGGTCAGGCGCTTCTCGAACTCCTCCGTGTCCAGGTCCGGGAAGGCATCCACCAGCCCGGTCATGATGTCCTCGATCGAGGCCGCCTCGCGGCACAGCGCCAGCACCGGCCCAAGCAAAGCCTCGGCCTGGGCTTGCAACTGCTCTGGCGGGATATTCCCGGCCAGCATGTCGATGGCCGTCTGGTCGGAGATGTCCTCGCCCTCGTTGAATTCGGCGGGGGGCTGGCCGGGCGGAAGGCTTGAGGCGGGCTTTTCCTCCACCAGCTCGATGTCGTCCTCTTCGAAACCGTAGGTGCGCATCCAATACTTCTTCGAGAACCGGAGCTGGCCGGTGTCCGCGAGAGTCTTGTCCCGCTCGGCCTGCTTCTGGTCCACGTCCTCCTCTTCGAACAGCACGAACTCAGGGCGTTCGCAGTCACCAAAATTGAAGTGGCAGATCCAGTCGATGAGGCGGTTGAACGCCTTGGCCACGATCTTCTTGTCGCCGTCCTTGATCTCGCGGCGCACGCGCTCGTGGACCTCGGCAGCAGCCAGGGAGCCGCCCGACACGTTGGTGGTCAGGTTCTGGCCCAGGATGGAAATGGCGATGTCCTCGTCGCAGGAATTCTTCAGGTCCCGATAGAGCGCGGAGCTGCCGGACTTGCCCGCCGCCTCCTTGAGTTCCACCGAGGCGTCGTCCGGCACCACGATGACCGCGTCCTGGACCGCCGCCTCCAGGGCTTCGGCCAGCTCGCGGATCTCCTTGTCCTCGCAGCCGCGCGGGTGCCGCCCCATCAAATAGGGCATGCCGAACTTCTCCACGAACCGGACCCAGAACTCCATACCGCCGCGCTTGAACACCACGGGCCAGAACACCCGCGAAAGCACGCGCTCACCGTAAGGATCATCAAACGTGGCGTTGTAGCGCGGCAACAGGAACTTGCGCTCCGGCAGTTCCTCGCCCTCAAGCAGGTTGTCCCTGGTGCGCAGGCGCAGGTTGTTGTCCGCATCGAACACGAACCAGCGAAGCGGTTTGCCCACCACGTCCACCGGCACCACGGACCCGCCTACCTTGCCCCAGTCCACTTCCATGGGCTGCATGCCGAAAAGCGGCGCGTCCAGAATCTCGCGGATAATGCGGTCCAGGTCGAGATCCTTGAACACCCCCTCTACGAACTTGGCCTGGCGGCTCTTGGCCCGGCCTCGGCCTATCTCCCATTCCATGGAGATGACGGCGGCCTTGCGCGACTCCACGCAGGGACCGACGCGCGGGTCGGAGAGCAGCTCCTTGTAGACGGACACGTCCTGCCCCAGCTTGCGCAGCACCGGATCGGGGTCCGGGATGGTCTTCAGAAGGCCGGAAAAGTCCGGCGACCGCTCGCGTGTGGCGAACTGATCGAACAGGGACCGGCGCGGCGAGGCCGAGGCGAAATTGACCGCTTTGCGGTTCCGGCGTGGATGTCGGGTCATGGCAACTCCTGGACAACGCCGTTTTGGCGTTCGAAAGGCGTTCGAATTCAACGATGAAGCATTCGCCGCGCCAATGCCTTGAGAAAGGCCCCTGCGCGCGTTCCTGGGGCATTCTCGCGCGAAGCGGTCAGAATGCCTCCGCGCGGCGCGGCGGTGACAATGGTGGGCATGCTCCCGCCGTTGCCTGCGGCGTGGTTGGCCAGGGCCGCAGCCCAGAACCGGTCGGCGTGTCCCTTGGCCTCGGAGGCGGTCACGTCGAACCGGATGTTCCCGGCGATGGTGGTGGACTTGCGTACGCTATGCAGGTCCTCGCGGATCTCGTGGTCGGGCGGGATGAGGAAGGCGCGGTCCTCGATGGTGGTCCGCAGCCCGAAGGCCATATCCTCCTTGACCTTGGCCGAGAAGGTCACGGCCTCCACGCGGCTTTTGCCGAACTTCGTCTGGGATTCCTCGGCGAGCTGCATGCCCAGGCCCGTGGCGTCGATGCAGGCCCGGCGCATGCGCGGATGGGAGAGCACGTCGAACAGGATGCGGCGCTGCTCCGCGAAAGGCATGCGTTCCAGGACGATAACCTGGCGGGTGATCCTGACGGGACCCACGGCCTGGATCACCCAGATCACCGTGAGGTCCTTCTTGCGGCCTATGTCCACGCCCGCGAACAGCTCGCCGCCGGAGACTTCGGAAAGAGGGGCGAGGATGCTCTCGCGCTCCACGGTGGCCAGCATCTCATAGGTGAGGAAGGCGGCTGCCTCGTCCACCGGGACGCAGCAGTATTCCTGAAGCCAGGTTTCTTCGTCGCCTGTGTCGGCGCGCTCCTCGGCCAGCCACGCCTCGCGCTCGGCCTCGGTGAGCGTGCGGCCCGCGATGCGGTCGGCCAGGCCCTCGGCCACGGCCAGTTGGATGGGCGTGGAATGCAGGCTCCACTTGAGCTTGCCCTTTTTCACGTCCTCCACGAAGCGGTAGTAGCGCCCAGCTCGGCCATTGTAGGTGGAGAGTATGCGCAGCGGGAAACCCCAGGTGATGCAGGGGCGGGCCGCCTTCCACATGGCGTCGGGGTCGTCGTGGAAGGCGAATTCGTCCAGCACGGCCTTGCCGCCCTTGGAGCGGAATCCCTTGGGATTCGAAGACAGGGCGTTGATGCGCGCGCCATTCTTGAACGTGATGGAGTAGACCCGGACGTCCTTGTCGTCGAGCAAGGGCATCTCCAGGTAGTCGGCAGCCACCTTGAACAACCCGGCCCATTTCTGACCGTATTGGATGTACTCGCGCGCGGCAGAGTCGTCGGCGGAGGTGAACCACACTGCGGGCACGGCTCCGGTGACGCAGTCCTCCACGTCTTCGTAAGCCTGGACGTAGGTCGCGCCGATGCGGCGGGACTTCTCCCAGATCTTCACGCGGGCGCGGTCGGCCAGCCAGCGGCGCTGGTAGGGCAGGAAGTAGGGATCAGGAGGGGCCAAGGAGCTGACTCCGTATAAGATCCACGACATCCTCGGGCCTGGCCCCTCCTGCGGGATGATCCTGCCTTGCCTTGGCCACGGCCTCGTAGTCCTTCACGTGGACCAGCTGCGGCAGCAGCCGGGCCAGGAAGTTCATGCGGCTCGGGGACACCTCGCGTTTTTCCTTGATGTCCTCCCGGATGGACGCGGCGATGTCGCGAGCCAGGTCGTAAAGCTCTTCGTGAAAGGACTGCTTGCTGGCCAGCAGGTTCTGGCGCTTGAGTTCCCAGTCGCCGCCCTCCGCCTTGGCTTTTTCCTTCCAGTTGCGAAGCGTCCTCTCGGCCACGTCCAGGCGCTTGGCGATCTCGGCCAGCGTGCATTGCTCGTTGACGTAAAGGTGCTCCACCAGGGGGAGCAGATCAGTCCTGGCCAAGGAAGCGCTCCAGGTCCTTGATTTCGCGATTGGCCGTGAGAAGCTCCTCGCGGATAGCCTCCAGATCCTTCAGGTGCAGCCCTGCGGCCTCGATGTCATATTCGCCGATGTCCTGGGTGAACTGGGACAGGGCTTGACGGATCAGCGCGGCATTGGCCTTGCCCCGGATCTGAAGCTCCTTGACCCGCCGTTTGGCGTCCGCCAGCCGGAATCTCGCTTCCTGGACTTCGCTAGCCACGGGCCTGCCCCCTGTCCTTCTGGTTCGGGCTCAAAAGGCAGAACATCTGCCGGTGCTGTTCCTCCAGTTGCGTGGTCTTCACCACCAGGGCCTGAGTGGCCTCCAGGAGCCCCAGGTAAAGCTGGTGCTGCTGCCCTTCACGGGTCATGTCGTCCGCGCGCCGCTGTTCCCAGGCTTTCATCTGGTCCCGATGGTAGATGAAGAAGATGAGGAAGATGAGCCCCGTGACGCCGTTGTTCACGACTACCTGCGTGATGATTTCCTGCATTCCGGCTACGCCTCCGACTTTACTGCGTTTGATTCCATGAGCATGACCTAGCCGCACAAACAAGAAAGCCTCCACTGAACCGTTCAGTGGAGGCTTTTCGCGTTGTTCCCCTAGGGTGCGCAACATGAACGCAAACGTCAATACCGGAGCGCAGTACAAACTGCCCCTGCTCGGCAAGGTCATCACGCTCGCTGGCGGCGACGCCTTCGAGCGCATCATTCCCTTCACCCAGGCCTACGAGGGCGGCGAGTCGGACGACGCTGACGATCCCGGCGGCTGGACCCGCTACGGCTGGACCCTGGCCACGTTCCTGACGCTGGCCCCGTCCCTGGCCGACTTCGACGGCGACCACGATGTGGACCTGGAGGACTTCCACCAGCTCAGCGTGACCAGGTCGGTGCCTCTCTACAGGGCCGTGTTCTTCGACAAGTACGCCCTGGGCAAAATCGGCGGGCGCACGGCTGCCGTCACTTTCGACGCCTCCGTGAACACCGGGCCGGGCCGTGGGGCGCGCTTCCTCCAGCAGGCGTTCAACGACCTGCCGCTCTCCGTTCGGGAGTTCGCGCCTGTTCTCAGCCTCACGGCGGACGGCGCGCTCGGCCCCAAGACCCTGACTGCGGTGGCGAACGTCTGCGCCCGCCCTGGCGTGGACGCCGAGCTGGCCCGCAAGGCGCTGAAACACCGGCTCGCCTACTACGACTCCATCAAGGACGCGCCCGTCACCAAGAACGGCGTCGTCACCTATCCGTTCCGCAAGTTCCACGGAGGACTCACCAACCGGGTGATGGACCTGGCTTCCTTCCTGGAGCGGGTCTTCCAATGATGTCCAGGATCGTGACCGTTGCCGCCGCCCTGGCGCTGGCCGCCGTCCTGATCCTGCTTTCCAATGAACTCGTAACGGCCCTGAACTGGAATCGATAACCCGACCGACAACCCAAAGGAGACTTATGAAACGCCTTCCCGTCCTTCTCCTGCTGCTGGCGCTCCTGGCCCTGGGGGCCGCCTGCACCGTGCCCGCCGGTCCGTCCGGCGAGGCCGTACCGGACAGCTCCAAGCTGTCCATCGCCGGGCATGTCCTTGATCTTTCCGTGATGGCCCTGGAAAGCGGCGTCGGCCAGCTGAAGGCCAGCCACCCGGACAAGGCACAGGCCCTGGATGAAAAGACCGCCCCGGCCCTGGCGGGCGCGAAGATCGCGCTGGCCGCCTACCACGCCGCCGTGGCGGCTGGCGATTCCACGCAATCAACCGATGCGCGCTGGGCTGCGGTGAAGAGCGCCTTGGGCGAGGTCATCGACGCCGCCATGCCCATCGTGGGCGGGGCTGCCATGGCCGCGCTGGGGCTCTGACAGTCTGACGTGAATCAACAGGCGTGATCCCAGGGGGCCGCGTGAGTGCGGCCCCCATCCCAACACCATGCCCAACACCATGCCCAACACATGGAGGTCCCATGAATTTCAACGGCGCATTGGCCGGACTCGGATGGAAGACCATCCTGGGCGGCGTTCTCTACGCGGCGGGGCAGCTGGCCCCCATGATCCCGGTCCTGGCTCCCGCCGCCCCGGTGTTTCTGGCCGCTGGCGCGGTCCTTGGCGGGGTGGGCGTGTCCCACAAGGTGGCCAAGGTCATCACCATCTTGAAAGAGCCGAGGGCCTAGCCATGTCCAAGGCCATGTTCAAGGCCGTTGAGGTCTTTCGGGCCGGTTCCCACGTCGATTCCAAGGGGCAGCCGCACGTCTTCACCGAGGCGGATCTGGACAGGATCGCCGCCAGCTACGACCCGGCGACCCACGAAGCCCCCGCCGTCATCGGCCATCCCAAGGACAACGATCCGGCCTACGGCTGGGTGGAAAAGGTCTGGCGCGACGGGACGGTGCTCAAGGCGGACTTCACGGACGTGGCCCCGGAGTTCGCGGACCTGGTTTCAAACAAACGGTTCAAGAAGCGTTCGATCAGCCTCTACCCGGACGGGACGCTTCGCCATGTGGGCTTCCTGGGGGCCGTGCCCCCGGCGGTGAAGGGCCTCAAGGACGTGAGCTTCGCCGAGGGTGAGGCCCTCACGTTCGAGTTCAGCGAGGACTACCGCGTCAGCGCCCTGAGCCGGATCATGATCCGCCTGCGGGACTGGATCATTTCCAAGTTCGGCCAGGAGGCCGCCGACACCATCATGAACACCTGGGACGTGGAACAGGTGCTCGAAAAACCGGAGGACCCGACGTCCTTCGAGGAGGAAGTGATGCCTGGCAATCCCGACATCATGAAGCAGCTCAAGGCGCTGCAAGACCAGGTGGCCAGCTTCAGCGAGAAGCTGACCGCTGTGGAGAAGGAAAACGCGGACCTGAAGCAGGCCAACGCGGACCTGTCCGGCAAGGTGAACGCCCAGGCGGACAGCCAGGTCGCGGCGTCCTTCGCCAGCTTCGCCGAGGGGCTTGTGAACACGGGCAGGATGACGCCCGCCCAGCGCGACAAGGCCCTGGCGCTGCTCCCGTCCTTGTCAGGGGCCAAGCCCCTGGAGTTCGCGGAGGCCGACGGCAAGACCACGTCCGTGCCCGCCGTGGACGCCCTCAAGAGCTTCCTGGAAGGCCTGCCGGTGCAGGTCGATTTCAAGGATCGGGCCACCCGTGACCGCTGTGCCGAGCTGCCGCCTGGCGTGAGCGACGGCAAGGCTTTCTCGGAGAAAATCGAGAACGTCATGAGCGAGCACGCCAAGAACGGCAAGGCCATCAGCTTCTCCGAGGCCGCCGAGATCGCGGAACGCCAGCTGAAGCAGGAGGGCTCCAAATGAACCGTGGACTCGTGAAGGTCTACACCGCCGAGGGGACCATCGCCCCCTGCCGCATCGTCAAGCACGGAACGGCTGACGGCGCAGCTGCGCTGGCCGCTGCCGCCACCGACGCCATCATGGGCGTTTCCGACACCCAGATCACCCGCGACGCCGGGCAGCGCCTGGACGCCGTCAAGAGCGGCATCGCCGCCGTGGAGCTGGGCGGCACCGTGGCCAGGGGCGAACCCATCACCTCCGACGCCAACGGCAAGGGCGTGAAGGCAGCCCCCGCAGCCGGAGCGAACGCCCGCATCGTGGGCTTTGCCGAGGTGTCCGGCGTTTCCGGCGACATCATCGACGTGGCCATCAGCCTGGGCCAGATCCAGGGATAAGGAGTAGTTTTCATGCCTGGCAGTTATCCGTTTCCGGTCGACCCGGTCCTGACCGGTCTGGCCATCGCCTACCAGAACCGCAAGTGCATCGCCGACGAGGTGCTGCCGCGCGTTCCCGTGGGCAAGAGCGAATTCAAGTGGTGGAAGTACGACTTCGCCGAATCCATCACCATCCCCGACACCCGCGTGGGGCGGCGTTCCAAGCCCAACGAGGTGGAGTTCTCGGCCACCGAGCAGACCAGCTCCACCGATGACTACGGCCTGGACGATCCCATCCCGCAGAAGGACATCGACAACGCGCCCCCGAACTTCAGCCCGGTGAAGCGCGCGGTGGAGGGCATCACCGACCTGATCGTGCTGGATCGCGAAGCGCGCGTGGCCTCGCAGGTGTTCAACCTGAACGCCTTCCCCGCCGGGCAGCGGACTACCCTTTCCGGCGCGTCGCAGTTCTCGGACTACACCAACTCCGACCCCATCACGGTCATCATGCAGGCCCTGGACATCCCCATCATGCGTCCGAACATCCTGGTCTTCGGTCAAGGTGCCTGGACCGTGCTGCGCATGCATCCCAAGGTTGTCTCCTCCGTGAACAAGAACAACTCCAACGCGGGCGTCGTGTCCCGCGAGGAACTGGCCGACAAGCTGGAGGTGGACGAGATCCTGGTGGGCATGGCCCTGGTCAACAACGCGCGCAAGGGTCAGGCCCCCAGCATCGTCAAAGCCTGGGGCAAGGACATGGCCGCCCTCTACCGCAACAGGCTGGCCACCAACACCAGCGGCGTGACCTTCGGCTTCACCGCCCAGCACGGCGACCGCGTGGCAGGCCAGTGGGAGGACAAGGACATCGGCCTGAAGGGCGGCGTCCGGGTTCGCGCCGGTGAAGAGGTGAAGGAAGTGATCTGCGCGCCGGATTGCGGCTACCTGTTCAAAAACTCCGTGGCCTAGGAGGGAATCCCATGAGCTTCAAATATCAGGTGCTCGACACCCTGGACCACGACGGCAGGCGCTTTGAGCCCGGCGAATTCATCGAACTGGAGGACGGGCAGGCCACGAATCTGTCCAGGATCGGCGTCGTCTCGGACACCCCGGTCGAGATGGATGACTCCGGCCTGACCGTCAGCGGCGGTTCCTCGCCCCGCGCCGCCTCCGGCGCTGCCAGGAAGGCCAAGGACAAGCCCGCGACCGAAGCCGGGAAGGACCAGGCTCCCGAAAACGCCGACGCCAACGAAGCCGATGGCGGCGACACCGGGGCCAAGGAGTAGCGCGTGGCCTACTGCACCCAGGCGGACATCGAACGCACGCTGCCCAGGCAGCTCCTCGTGCAGCTCACCGACGATTCGGACATGCCCGAAACCGTCGACCAGGTCGTTCTGGACGGCCTGATCGAGGACGCAGGCGAGGTGATCGAGGGCTATCTGCGCGAGCGTTACGTCCTGCCCCTGGAGCCCGCGCCCAAGCTGCTCACGAAGCTCGCCGTGGATCTGGTGGTCTTCGCCCTCTACGGGCGCAGGCCGGAGACCCACGGCGAGCCTCCCAAGCAGGTGCTGGAAAGCTGGCGGCAGGCGTTCAAAACCCTCGAACACATCCAGAACGGCAAGGTGACGCTTGGGGCGACCGGCCAGCCGGACCCCGAAGTTAAATCCGCCGTGATCCGCGTGAACAAGACCCCCGAGGACCGCATCTTCGGCGGCGGCTTCCTGGAGAAGTACCGGTGATCAAGCAGATCGAGGACGCAATTCTCGCCCGGTTGAAGGCTGAAATTCCGGGCTACGAAGTCAGGAGCTTTCCCGAGAAGCCCGGCGAATTCCGCCTGACCCACCCCAAGGGCGCGGTACTGGTGGCCTACAGCCGGGGCACGTTCGGGCGTTCGGAGAGCACGGACGACACCTCGCGCCAGCAACGGCGCATGGAGTTCGACCTGTTCATGGTGGTCAGGAACCTGCGCGAACACGGCGGTGCCTACGATCTGTTGGACGCGGTGCGCCTGGCTCTGACCGGCTGGGGGCGCGATACGCTCGGCGGGGCGTTCTTCCCGGTGTCCGAGGGCTTTCAAGACGCGGCCAACGGCGTGTGGACCTACCGGCTTACCATGGCCGTGATCATCCCGGCCCAGGCGCTGGAAACCGACCTCACCCGAGCCGTTGCCGCCGCGCCCACGGCCTCGGAGATCCGGGCGGCCAACCTTGGCGAACTCATCATCGTCAACAACCCGTAAGCGAGCGCAACATGGACAAAATCTACATCTACAGCGGCCCGCCCTCGGGCGTCACCCTGCCGGACGGGCGCGAGACCATGCTCCACCCCGGCCAGGATGCGACACTGCCCGAGGACAACGCCTGGGTGCGCACCAATCTGGCCCTGGGCAACCTGACCGAGGCCCCGGAGCCGGAGAAGCCCGCCCGCAAGCGCAAGGAGGAACCCACCGATGCCAGCTAACTTCCTGCACGGCGTCGAGACCATCGAAATCGACTCCGGCCCGCGCCCGATCCGGCTGGTGAAGACCGCCGTCATCGGTCTGGTGGGCGTCGCGCCCATCTATCAGCTGGCCGACGCCGACCGCACCGTGGACAAACCCACGCTCATTTTAAATGACAAGGCCGCCGCGCAGTACGGCGGCGCGGTCACGCCCGGCTTCACCATCCCCCAGGCCATGGACGCCATTTTCGACCAGCAGTTAAGCGGCAGGGGCAGCGGCGCGGTGATCATGGTCAACGTGTTCGACCCGGCCCGGCACAAGACCTCCGTGGCCGCAGCAAACAAGACGTTCGACGCCGACGGCCTGGTCGAGCTGGGGCACGCGGGCGTGGCCGCCGTGGTGGTCAAGAGCCAGGACGGCGCGACCACCCACATTGCCGGAACCGATTACACGCTGGCCCCCGCCACGGGCGTGATCACCCGCGTCGGGACCGGGGCCATCGCGGCAGGGGCCACCGTCCAGGTGTCCTACGACTACGCAGACCCCTCCAAGGTGACGCCTGCGGACATCATCGGCGAGGTGGACCCGGTCACGGGCAAGCGCACCGGCATGCAGGCTCTGCGCGACTGCTTCGGCCTGTTCGGCTTCAAGCCCAAGATCCTCATCGCGCCGGGCTTCGGCGCGCTGGCCTCCGTGGTCGCGGAGCTGGACGTGATGGCCAACGCCTTGCGCGCCTTCGCCTACGTGGACGCCCCCATCGGAACCACCTTCCAACAGGCCATCGAAGGGCGCGGACCCTCCGGCGCCATAGCCTTCAACACCTCCAGCAAGCGTCTCATGCTCTGCTACCCGCACGTGAAGGTATACGACGAGAGCCAGCCGGACAGCACGCGGCTCCAGCCCTATTCGGCCATCCTGGCGGGCATGCGCGCCGCCGTGGACATGGAGAAAGGCTACTGGTGGAGCAGCTCCAACCAGGAGATCAAGGGCGTCATCGGCATGGAGCGCCTGCTCACCGCCGACATCGCCGACCCCAACTCCGAAGTGAACCTGCTGAACGAGTCGGGCATCACCACCATCTACAACGCCTGGGGCACGGGGCTGCGCACCTGGGGCAACCGCTCGGCGGCCTGGCCCACGCTGACGCACCCCCGCAACTTCGAATGCGTGCAGCGCACGGCGGACGTTATCGCCGAATCCATTGAGTATTTCGCGCTCCAGATGATCGACGCGCCCATCACCAACGCCTGGATCGACGCGGTCACGGAGTCAGTCAACGCCTTTATACGCACACGCATGGCCGAGGGCGCGGTCATCGACGGGCGCTGCTGGTACGACAAGGGCCACAACGAGGCCACGGAGCTGGCCGCCGGGCACGTCACCTTCGACTACGACTTCATGCCGCCCACCCCGGCGGAGCGCATCACGTTCCGGCAGATCGTCAACATCGAATACCTGAAGTCCCTGGGCAACAAGACCTGGGCGCGCGAGGAGGCGTAAGTCATGGCCATCACAACGAACCAGCTGACCAACGCCAACGTCTTCCTGGAGGGCAAGGGCCTTCTGGGGTGCGCGGAAGAGGTCAAGTGCCCCGGCCTCAAGCACCTCATGACCGAAAAGAAGGCCCTGGGCATGGTGGGCAAGACTAAGCTGCCCAGCGGCTTCGACGTCATGGAGGCCGAGTTCAAGTGGAACGGCTTCTACGCCGACGTGTTCGCGGCAGCGGCCAACCCCTACAAGGTGTGCGCCATCCAGGTGCGCTCCTCCAACGAGACCTGGAGTGGCCAGGGCCGGGAAAAGGAAGTGGCTCTTGTGGTCCACATGCGCGGGCGCTTCGAGGAGATCGCCCTGGGCTCGTTCAAGCCCCACGACAACGCCGAATACCCCAGCAAATTCATCTGCGACTACATAAAGGTCGTGGAGGACGGCACGGAGATCCTGGAGGTGGACGTGCTGGCCAACATCCACAAGGTGAACGGCGAGGACATGCTCGCCACCTACCGCCAGAACATCGGCCAGCAGTAAAAGGAGCTGATTCATGAGCGAGAAGAACATCACCGGCGCTGCCGGACAGAATGGGGCCGGTGCCGCCGGGCAGAACGGGGCTGGCGCTGCCGGATTGGCCGGGGCTGCCGGACAGGATTCGAACGAAGCCGCGAACGCGCCGCAGGACAAGGAAATCACGCTTTCCGACGGGCGCAAGGCCATCGTGCGCAGGGGCAAGGGACGCGATCTGCGCGAGGCCATGCGTCGCGGCAAAATGGACCCGACCCAGATTCAGTTCGAGCTGATCGCCGTGCTGTCCACCATCGACGGCAAGCCGGTCTTCTCGGACGAATTGATGGACATGTCCATCGAGGACGTCACGGCCCTGATGGGGGGCGGAGAAACGCCGGATTTTACCCTGAAGACCGTCACCTCCTCCACCTAGCCTCGGTATCCGGCTGGACCCTGGAGCAGCTCCTGAACATGGAGGCGCGGGAGCTGTGCCACTGGGTCAAGGAGGCGGTGAACTACCACAACTCGATGCACAAGGCGGAATGACGATATGAACACCTGGCAGCTCGGCATGGTCCTGATGGCCATAGACAAAATGTCCGGCCCCATCACCCAGGCGTGCAGCACAGCCTCTCGCGGCCTTGGCGGTCTTCAGGCCAAGGCCATGGAGACCGCCAGGAAGATGGCCGAGATCGGCACCGCCGCCAGTCTGGCCGGGCATCAGATCCTCCAGGCCATGCAGACCCCCATCACCGCCTTCGCCGACCAGGACGCCGCCTTCAACAACCTAGGCGTGGCCCTCATGGACAACCTGGGGCGCATCCCGCCCCAATTCGCGGAAATCAAGAGCCAGGCCCTGGAGCTGGGCAACCTCCTGCCCGGCACCACGGCGGACATGATCAACGCGGCTGCCGCCCTGTCCGAGAAGGGCGCGGGGCTGGAAGCCATCGTGGGCGGGGGCCTCAAGGCCTCCGCCTACCTGGCCGTCCTCCTCAAGCAGACGCCTGCATACGCCGCTGAAATGGTGGCCAAGTTCCGCGAAGCCTACGGCCTGAGTGAGAACGAGCTGGTCAAGATGGCGGACCTGACCCAGAAGGCCAAGTTCGCCTTCGGCATGGCTCCAGACGAGATCAAGGCCGCCGCGTCCTATTCCGGTGCCATGCTCAACACGCTCAAGCTCACCGGAGCGGAGAACGCCAAGATGATGCTGGCGTTCCAGGGCGCTGCCAGCCAGCGCATGCTGGAGGGCAGCCAGTTCGGCACCAACTTCTCCATGATGCTCTCCCAGATCGGCCAGCTGGACTCCAAGCTGGGGCGAAACTCCAAGGCGATGAAGCAGGTCAACGCGGAGCTTGATCACTACGGGATCAATCTCCAGTTCTTCAACAAGAAGGGAGAGTTCGGCGGCCTGGAAAACCTGTTCAAACAGATGGAAAAGCTCCGGGTGCTCTCCCAGGAAGAGCGGCTCCTGGTTCTGACCAAACTGTTCGGGCAGGAGGGCATGCGCCCGGCCAGCCTCGCCGTGGACATGGGAGTGACGGGGCTGCACGAGGCGGTGGCCACCCTGGACCGGCAGGCCGACATCATGCAGCGCATCGACCACGCCACCAAGTCGGCCAAGAATACCTGGGAGGCTTTCACCGGCACCCTCACGAACCTGGCGGCTGCCCTGGGCGGCCCCATGGTCACGGCCTTGTACCCCCTGCTGAACAAGCTCAACGAGCTGACTGGAGGCCCGCTCATGCTTTGGGTGGAGCAGAACCAGGATCTTGTGAAGTGGTTGGGCATCGGCGCGCTGGCCACGGGAGTGCTGCTCATCGGCCTTGGCGGCCTGGGCATCGCCGCATCGTTTGCGGCGCGCGGATTCGCGGTGGCCGCCGGGGGCCTCAAGCTGCTGGCTGGCGGCATCGGCTGGGCCGTCACGGCGGTCAGGGGGCTTTCCCTGGCCATGCTTTCCAACCCTGTCGGGCTGATTGTGGGCGCGCTGGTCGTGGGAGCGCTGCTCGTCTACAAGTACTGGGTTCCCATCAAGAACTTCTTCATCGGCTTCTGGGAAGGGCTCAAGCAGGGGCTCGCGCCGGTCCTGCCGCTTTTCGCGCGTCTGGGGGCGGTGTTGTCCTGGGCGGCCACGCCTCTCAAGATGCTGTGGCGGTGGTTCATGAACCTGCTCACGCCCGTTGACGATGCCGGAAACAAGGCGCTGGCGTTCGGCCAGAGAGTGGGTTTGGCCCTGGGAAAAATCGGCCACTACGCGATCGCCGCCGTGACCGGTCTGGCGGAGCTGCCGAAAGTGTTTTTCGAGGCTGGTTCGAACATCATCACCTCGATCTATCAGGGTGTGCAGTCCAAGGCGCAGATGCTGCTGGACAAGGTCAAGGAGATCGCGGGCAAGGTCCGCGCGTACTTCCCGTTCAGCCCGGCCAAGGAAGGCCCGCTGCGCGACATCCACAAGATCAAGTTCGTGGAGACCATCGCCGCAGCCATGCAGCCCGGCCCGCTGGTCAAGGCCGCGTCCGGCGTGGCGGCTGCGGGCATGCTGGCCCTGGCCCCTCTTTCGACCCCGAACGCCCTGGCCATGCCGCGCCCGGCCCCGACGCTGGCCTCTGGCTCTGCGGCCCATGCCCCTGGAGCAGGCGGAGCTGGCGGACAGATCACCGTCAACTTCTCGCCCCAGATCACCGTGAACGGCCAGGGCGGGCAGGAAAGCGCCGACCAGGTGCTTGCCGCCCTGCGCTCCAAGATGCCCGAGCTTCTGCGCATGATCTCCCAGGCCCAGGCCGTCCGGGACAGGAGGGCCTTCTAAATGTGGGCGCAACTGGGCGAAGTCGTCTTCGACATCCTCACCGCGCCTGATTCGTTCGAAGGCTCGAACAGCTGGGACTACGCTGAGCACAAGGTCGTCGGGGGCAAGCCCAAACTTCAGAGCACCGGCCAGGGGTTGGAAGAGCTAAACCTCGGCTACAGCCTGCACGTCAGCTACGCGGACCCCAAGGCCAGCCTGGACCGCTTCAAGGAAGCCGCCGGGAAGAAAGAACCCCTGGCGCTGATGATGGGCAGCGGCGAATACCGGGGCCGGTACGTCATCACCGCGTTGTCCGAGACGTATGGCCACACGGCCCCGGACGGGCGCATCCTGTCCATTTCCGGCAGGCTCACCCTCAAGGAGCATGTGGGGCAGACCGCCGCGCCCCTGGGCGAGGCGCAGATCCTGGCCGGGGAGTCCCCCGCCGTGGCGGTCAAGGCGCTGGCGGACGCCGTCCCCGAAACCGGGCAGGAGGATGGCGTCAAGCCCTGGGTCAACCCCAACCTTCTGCCGGAAGACGTGGAAGCCTCCCTGCATGATCTGGACATCACTCCGGTCGAATGGCCGGACGCCCGCAACGTCCTGGAGAAGGGCTCGGAGCTGTCCGGCTGGAAGTCCTCCACGTTCGTAAAGGGCGTGACCGAGGTGGCCAAGGCGGCGGCAGGCATCGGCGCGACCGGCGTAAACGGGCTGGCCACCTCCGCAGCCGGGCTGCTCACCGCCGGGATGACCACGCGCGACCCGTCCCAGGCCGTGGGCATGACCAAGGGTTTTCTCAGCTCGGTCCCCACCACGGCCATCTGGCAGACCGTTCAGCCCGCCATGCAGGGCGACTTCTTCGGCACCGCAGCCACCGCTGCGAAGAAGCTGGCCGGAAACCGCCTGGACACCCTGGCCCAGCACTTCCCCACCCGCGAAGCCGAGCAGATGGCCAGGACGCTCGTCACCCGCCTGCCGGTCTATACCAAAATGCGCGGGACGCTGCTTGAGGCCGCCAACCGGGAGTCGCCGGTGCCGCGCGACCTGTTCGGGCAGGGCCGCTCCTTCTCCTGGATGCGCGACCAGGTGAGGTTCCCCACGACATGACCACCTTCCTGGAACACCTGACCGTGGAGGGCGAACGCTGGGACCTGCTGGCCTGGCGCTACTACCGCGACGCCCTGGCCTACGAGCGCATCATGGCCGCCAACCCGGACGTGCCCGTGTATCCCATCCTGCCCGGCGGCATCATGCTGCTCATTCCCGTGGTCGAGGTCCAGACCGCCGCGCCCAAGGAGAAGCTGCCGCCATGGAAACGATAAGGGAAACGGTAAGGGAACCCGCCTGGTTCATCACCTGGTCGGGCCGCGAGGCGTCCACCGCGCTTGGGCCGTACCTCGAGAGCCTCACCTACACGGACGCGGCCCACGGCGAGTCCGACGAGCTGACGCTCACCCTGGAGGACGCCGAGGGCGGCTTCATGAACGAATGGTACGTCACCAAAGGCGACGTGATCAGCGCCCGCATCGGCTACGTGGGCGAGGCCACGGTGGACTGCGGCCTGTTCGAGGTCGAAGAGGTGGGCTTCGACGGCCCGCCATCCATCGTGAACATCCGCGCCCTGGCCGCCGGGGTGTCCAAGACGCTTCGAACCGAGCGTTCAAAAGCCTACGAGGGCAAGACCCTGCGCCAGATCGCCCAGGAGATCGCGGGGCGGCACGGCTTCACGGTGGTGGGCGACGTGGCGGACGTGGAGCTCAAGCGCGCCACGCAGAACCAGGAGAAGGATCTGTCCTTCCTCAAGCGTCTGGCCGAGCAGCATGGCCACCTGTTTTCGGTGAAGGGCGACCAGCTGGTGTTCGCGCGCTCCGGAAGCCTCACCTCGCGCGCGCCGTCCTGCGTGTTCAATGAAAAGACCCAAGTCACCTGGAGCTTCAGGGACAAAGGCGTCCAGACCTACAAGTCCGCCCACGTGGCCTACCACGACCCGGCCACCAAGCGCGTCAACGAGCACACGCAGCGGGAAGACGCCCCGGACGGCGTAGCCGACACCCTCAAGCTCACGAAGCGGGCCGAGAGCAAGGCCCACGCCGCACTCATGTCCAAGTCCGCCCTGGACGCCGCCAACGACTCCCGGTTCGAGGGAACGCTCACCATGGAAGGCGATCCCCTGGCCATGTCCGGCAACACCGTGGCCGTGGCCGGGTTCGGAAAGCTGGACGGGACCTGGTTCATCGACAAGTCCACCCACACCATCACGCGCGGCGGGGGCTACTCCACCAGTCTGGAGGTGAAGCGTGGGGCTTAAGTTCGGCGTGGTCTGCGCCGTGGACGCGGCCCGCGCCGTTGTCCGCGTGAAGTTCGCGGACAACGAGGATCTGGAATCCTGGTGGCTGCCGGTGGCCGCGCCGTTCACCCTGGCCAACAAGGCGTACCTGCTGCCCCAGGAGGGCGAGCACGTGGCCTGCCTGATGGACGAGAACTGCGAGGCGGGCGTGGTGGTCGGCGCGATCTACTCGGAGGCGGACAAGCCGCCGGTGGACGAGGCCAGCAAGTTCCACATCCTGTTCGAGGACGGAACGGCGCTGGAATACGACACCAAGGCCCACCACCTGAAGGCGCTGGTGAAGGGTTCAGTGGAGCTGACAGCGGAGAAGTCTGTACGCGTGGAGTCGGAAACGGAGCTTGAGCTGGTGGGACGACGGCGCATCGTGATGCGCTCCCCGCGCATCGAATGGCTGCCGCTCGAAGGCGAGGAAGACTGCGAGGCCGAGGTGGCCGCCAACTTCCGCCTCCGGGGAACGCTCCGGCACGAAGGGCTTTACGACCACGTGGGCGATCAAGTCAACGACGGCGACGTGAAGGTCACCGGAGAAATCAGGGACGAAAAGGGCAACACGAACCATCATGAGCATTGACGCGCGCAGCATCAGATCGGCGGACTGGTCGCCGGAGGTTGGGAGCATCGGCCAGGTGGTCGAGGCCCTGAACGACATCCGCCAGGCCATCTCCATCCTGCTCAAGACGCCCAAGGGTTCCGACCCGCACCGCCCCGAATTCGGCTGCGACGCCTGGCGCTACCTGGACAAGCCCGTGACCGTGGCCGTGCCCAACGTGATCCGCGAATGCACCGACGCCGTGGAGCGCTGGGAGCCCCGCGCCAAGCTCAAACGCATCACCTGGAGCGTGGACGGCTCCACCCTGGAACTCACCCTGGAATGGACCGCCGCCCTGGCCGGACAGACGCAAACCCAGCAGGTTTCCTATGGCTTCGTCGACGCTGCCTGAACCCTCCTTCGTGGACCGCGACGGCGCGTCCATCACGGCGGACGCGGTGGCCATGTACGAGGCCATGACCGGCAAGACGCTCTATCCCGCCCAGCCGGAGCGCCTGCTGGTGGACGTGGTGGCCTACCGCGAGCTGATCTGGCGCATCGCCCAGAACGAGGCGGCGAAGCTGAACCTCGTGCGCTACTCGCGCGGCCCCATCCTGGACTACCTGGGCGAGCTGGTGCGCGTCTACCGCTTGGAAGCCCAGCCCGCGCGCTGCACGGTTCGCGTGCGCCTAAAAGAGGCCCAGGCCGAAGCCGTGGTCATCCCGATGGGAACGGCCCTCACGGCCAAGGGCGGCGAGCTGACCTTCTCCACCATGGCGGCGCTCTTGATCGAGCCGGGACTGATTACCGGGCAGGCGGAGGCCCGCGCCGATGCGGCGGGTACTTCGGGCAACGGCTTCATGGCCGGTGAAGTGGAGGCCGACGGCGTGCTGCCGGACGCGGTGGAATCCATCAGTTCGATCACCATGACCTACGGCGGCGCGGACGTGGAGGACGACGAGCGCCTGCGCCTGCGCATCCTGCTCGGGCCTGAAGGGTTCGCGGTGGCCGGTCCTTACGACGCCTACCGCGCAAACGCCCTGGCCGTGCATCAGGACATCGTGGACGTGGGAGTGTCCCAGCCCTGGCCGGGGCTTGTCGCGCTCTATCCGCTCATGAGGGCCGGGCAGCCCTCGCGGGAAATCCTGGATCTGGTGTTCGCGGCCTTGAACGACCGCTCGGTGCGGCCCCTGTCGGACACGGTGTCCGTGCGTCAGCCGCGCCGGGTGGTCTTCGAGATCCGCGCCGGAATCACCCTGGCATCCTGGGCCGATTCTGTTTCCGTGACCGCACAGGCCAAGGCTCTGCTGGAAGACCACGCCGCCGGGCTGCGTCTGAAGCTCGGCGGCGCGGTGGTGGCCAGCCGCATTCTCACGCTGATCGGACAGGTGCCGGGCGTGCAGGACGTGGTCATGGAGGCCCCCGCTGCCAATATGACCCTGGCCGCCAACGAATACGCGGACTGCACGGCCATCGCCGTGAACGTGACGGGGTTCGTCAATGCTGACTGAAGATCTGCTGCCGCCCGGCATCGCCGACGAATCGGGCAAGGCCCTGGCCGCCATCGTGGACGGGATCGAGCTGCTGGACCTGTCTGTGCCCCTGGTGAATCTGGTGGACCGGGCAGCCCCGGACATCCTGCCGCACCTGCTCGATCAGTTCCACGTGGACTTCATCCGCCCCGACGCCTCCGAGGAGGACAGACGGGAGAAGGTCAAGAATTCGGTGGACTGGCACCGCCGCAAGGGAACGCCCGCCCACCTGGAAGCCCTGGTCCGGGAGATGACCGGGCTCACGTCGCGCATCCGCGAGAAGAAGTATTTCCTGCTCGGACGCACCGGCCTGGGGCAGCCCCTGGCCCAGCCGCCCAGGTCGGGCTTTAGGCTGGGAAGCTCCAAGCTCGGCAGGGACGGCCTGGGCATGCCCGACCGCTGGTTCGAATTCGACATCAACCTGGACAGCCGCCAGGCCCGCGAGTCCGCCGTCGCCGCCCGCGACGTGGACGCCCTGGCCACGGCGGTCAAGCCCGCCCGCTGCCGCCACGTCACGCGCTTCGGCCCCATCCTGCTGGGACATCCGCAGTACGCCCGGCTGGGCGTGGACACCTTTTAGGAGACACTATGCCGATACCCGCATTCGCCACCGGCCCCGGCTACATCAAAGGCCGTTCGCACACGTTCGAACACGAGGAACCGTTGCCCGAGCAGATGGTCAACCTGCTCCAGGACGATCTTTCGCTGCTTTCGGGCGCGCTGACCACAACCATCGCCCAGCTGTTCATGCCCGCCGTGTTCACTACGGACCACAAGATGCCCTGCATCGCCGGGGCGGACCAGGTCACGGTGGAGGACAACGTGCTGTTCATGGTGGGCGGGGTGCTCTTCAACACCCGCGACCTGACCAGCCGGGTCTTCCAGGTGCCGGACTACGCCACACGCTTCCTGCGTGCCTCCGTTGCCCCAGAGTGCGGCGAGCTGGCGGCCTACGAGACCCTGCCCGGAGTCATCGCCGACCCGTTGGACCGGCAGCTCAAAGTCACCCTGGCCATGGTGAACGGCGACGAGACCGACCCGCCCGGCACCGGCGGCGGAGCCACCACGCGCACCAACATGCGCCTGCTCAAGGCCGTGAAGGGCGGGCCGGGCAGCATCCCGGCCATCACCCTCTACGCCAACGCACCCAGCGAGGTGGCCCAGAGCGGAGGAGCGTCCGGGGCGCTGCCCGCCGGTCTCATCGTGCCCAGCACGAATCCCGTTGAACCGTGCGCCCTGCGCTGCAACGGCGGAGTCTACAGCCGGACCACGTATTCGGCGTTGTTCGAACGCCTGGGCACCATTGAGGGCGACATCCTGCCCGCCGATGGCGTGAGCGCCATCTCCGTGGACTCCAGCTCAGACCGCGTCACCATCGACCGCGCCCTTCCGGTGGGTTCGGTCATCCGCCTGTCCAGCACCGGCAGCCTGCCGGGCGGGCTTCAGCCCGGCACGGACTACCATGTGCGCGAACAGTCCGGCGCGTCCTTCAAGGTGAGCGAGACGCCCAACGGCCTGATCGTGGACCTGACCAACAACGGTTCCGGCACGCTCACGGTGCTTTCATGGAGTTTCCGCACGCCGGTGCTGGGCGGCTACTTCCTGCGCGGCGTGGACGACGGCGCTGGCGTGGATCTCGGTGCCGAGACGCGCCAGGCGCGCGGCGACGGCCAGACCGGAGACAAGCCGCTCACCGTCCAGATGGACAGCCTGAAAAGCCACATCCACCCGCTCGACATGGGCCTGCAAGGCATTGGCGAGGGCAGCGCCTGGGCGTTCGGCGACCGCGAGGCGGGCCAGTGGGGCAACCCGAATCCCTGCCCCATGAACACCACGACCTGTCAGCCCACCGGGGGCGTGGAGAACCTGGTCCGCAACAAGAGCGTCTACTACCACATCACCCACGGACTGCCGTTCTAAGGAGGCGTTCGAATGCTGTTCTATCGCTATCACCCGGTCACGAAGGAATACCTTGGCCCGGTCCAGGAATACCCGGACCCGCGCACCGGCGGCCACACCGCCCCGGCCAACGCGACCCATGTGGATCCTCCCGCCGTGGCGCGACGGCAGGTGGCCATCTTCGACGAGGTGCAGGGCAAGTGGTCCGTGGCCGCTGACTTCCGTGGCGTGCTCTTCTGGGACATAACCTCCGGCGAGCAACTGGCCATCACGCAGATCGGCGTGACCCCGGACGCGGACATGACCGAGACGGCCCCGGCAGCGCCGGTCAAGACCGAAGCCGAGCTGGCCAGGGAGGCCCTGGCTCGTTCCGACTCCATGGACATGGCCCGCGTCTCCGAAGACCTTATCGACACGCTGGTGGCCAAGGGGGTGATCGCCATGGCCGACCTTCCCCAGGCCGCCCAGGACAAGCTGATCGCCCGCAAGGCCGAGCGCGCCAAGCTCGCGCCCCAGCTCACGGGAGATGCGTCGTGAAGGAACTGATCAACCGCTCAGATTACGTCCGCACGCTGCTCGGGGTCATCCCGACGCCCGACCACGTGGACAACCTGGTGCTGGCTGCGGACGTGTCGCAGACCGTTCCCGTACCCAGCGGCGCGGTCCACGTGCTGATGACCGGCGAGATGAACTACTTCGTCAAATACGGCCCCGGCCCCGCGCAGATCCCGGCGGAGTCGGTCACGAACGGAACCGGCCTGGAGTTGAACCCGCAGGGCAGGCGGCTGGAAGGCGTCACCCACATCACGGTGGCGGCCAGGGAGCCGGGCATCGTGCAGCTGGCGTTCTGGGGGTAAACCATGGCGTACAACCACTTCCCACGCACCGGCAAGGCCGGGCCGCAAGGCGTCAAAGGGGACAGGGGCGACCCCGGCCAGCAGGGTGCCCAGGGGCCGCAGGGTCTTCAGGGTGCGCAGGGCGCTCCAGGCCCGGAAGGTCCGCAGGGGCCTCCCGGCCAGAACGCCTCGGGCGGCAGTGACCTCTTCTTCGCAACCATCCGAAAGCACTTCGGGGACTGGGGGTAATCATGGCGACCGAAATCTCCTGGCCGGGCACTCCCCCGGTGTCCGTGGGCCTCGCCGTCACCAGCGCGGACAACGGAGCCTGGAAGAAGTTCTATGACAGCCCGGTGGACGGCAACGGCACGTTGCTCGGGCGCGTGCGCGCCGTCAGCGACGACACGGCGGGCGTGAGCCTGCTCGCCGCCCGCAACATCGGCGGAACCTACTATCCCATCGGCTGCGTCACCGTGCCAGCGGGCGCGGGCAACAGCGCGGGCGTGGCCTGGAAGGACCTGCTGGCTGACCTGAACCTGGGCGAGTCCATGGCCCTGGCCCCGTCCGAAGGGCTGTACGTCAAGCCCGTGACCAACGTCACCGCCGCGAAGACCATCTGGCTGCACCTCGAAGGCGCGCCGCTCTAGGGGGATGGCATGAGTCTCTATTCACTGAAAAAGGCGGGCGGGGCAGCCCAGACTTGGGCCTGGACCTGGACGCCAGGCGCGAATCTGGCGAACTTCTTCGCCCTCTATGATAGCCGAGGCGACGTGACTATCAGCGTGCCCACTTCCATCGCCACCAATCTGGATGGCCCGATTCAGGTGGTCCGCTACGGGGCGCTCGTCGTAAACGCTGCTTTAACCGTCACGCAGCGCTGCCGGGGCCTGATGCCCATCGCAGACAGCCTCTCCATGGGGGCGTCCGGGTCCATATCCATGACCGGAATGGGCGCTCACGGGTCACGGCATTGGGCCGTCTCTCGGGATATATTCGTCCCGCAATCTATCACGTTCACCGGGCGCAACACATCGCTCAAGCAGTTCCTGGATTGGATTCGGGCCACCAGCTACTGCATTTTCGACCCATCCATGTATGCCGCGCCCCTGCCGGGAATGGGTGATGTGCAGTGCGACTGGGCAACGTGGACGCCGTTCGGCGGAACAATCATTTCGGTGTCCGGCTGCGGTGCACAAGTGAAGGTAAACACTGGCGGAGCCGCAGTATCTGCCGGCAATGCCGGTGTAAACGCGCCTGGATCAGGAGCCACAGGATACACGCAGAATGGTGGCAGCGCAGGAGGCCCTGGACGTACATGGGGAGGTGGGTCTAGCGGCGGGTCATCATCGTATAGCGCCAGCGTAGCCGACCAATACGGAGGCCCAGGCGGAGAGTCCGTATATGCTGCGGGTGTGTCGCAGGGCGGCGGATTCCTATGTTGTATCGTTCGAGGAAATGTATCTCTCACTGCGGGGCACGTTTTTACCGCAAACGGGACAGCAGGCATCCCTGGAAACTCTTATGCAAGTGGTGGATCAGGTGGTGGTAAGTGCGGTGTTTACTACCTTGGCACATTGACTGGCACATTTAACCAAATGGCTTCCGGTGGGCCTGGAGGTGTGAACGCCGGATTCAATGGTGCTGCTGGCGGTGCTGGGCATACTGAAAGCAAAACTTTCGCTGTTATGGGGTATTAATCCATGATCTACATCCTTCTCCACGACCCCAACAATGCGGCCTCCCGAATCCTTATGGCAGAACTCGGCGGCGAACCTGCCGGAACCGACGTGAATATTATTTATGACGGGCGCGAGGTTCGCGTCATCTCCAAGCACACCTTGGCCGTGGCTGCCTGCCCGAACTTCAGCGCCTACCCGGCCATCGTGGTCCAGGACGGCGAGATCGTGCGGGTCAAATCCCCCGTGGTGTCCTGGGCGGACTGCCTGGACTTCATCGACAATCCGCCCGCGCCGTCGATCCCGACCCCGAAGATCGAGCACACCAAGCTCGAATTCTTAGCTCTGTTCACCGACGAAGAGAAAATACGCCTCAAGGCCCTGGAAGCCACGGACCCCACCGTGGGCCTGTTCTGGGAGGAGTACCGCACGGCGGACTCCATCCGCCTGGACGATCCGCGCACCGTCCGGGCCGTAGAGTACCTGGCCGCCCAGGGCTACATCACGGCGGCGCGCAAGGCCGCGATCCTCGGCCTGTAGCAGTTCGGCTCTTTGACATTGGCCGCGCATGTGCGGCCACCATGAAGGGATTGTCCAGAAGTGGAGGAGGCGGGGCGCTACGAACGCCCCACCGGCCCGGTGCGCTAACACCGGACCACGGCCAAGGCCGCTCCTCCCTGCCCTTAACGTGTGGACGCGAAGGGTAGGGAGTTCTAGGCCAAGGCAAACCAATAAAGCAAGGAAGATGCAGGAGATCAGATGCGCCAAGTGCAATAGGTTGTTGGCCAAAGGCAGCGCGGCGGAGCTTGAGATCAAATGTCCGCGCTGCGGCGTTTACAATCACTTGAGGGCCATGCCGAGCCCCGACCAAGAGCCCCAAGAGGCCATTCAGCCTGGAGGGGTTCGTGTATGTGGGAAGTCTGTTCAGCGGGGCGGGGCTTGGTGACCTTGGGTTGCACCGGGCGGGCCTCAAGCATCGGTGGTTCTGTGAGTGTGATCCGTATGCCCGGAAAATCCTGGCCGCACGGTGGCCGGGCGTGCCGATCCTGGAGGATGTAAGGGATGTCAGCGCAGAAACAGCCCATCCAGTCGACGTCCTCGCCGGAGGATTCCCGTGCCAGGACGTCAGTTCCGCAGGAAAGCGCAGAGGCGTCAAAGAGGGAACCAGGTCCGGCCTCTGGTTCGAGTACCTGCGTATCATTCGCGAGATTCGACCCCGCTACGTCATCGTGGAGAACGTCAAAGCCCTCCTCAGCAACGGAATGTCCACCGTACTCCAAGGCTTGGCCGAGAGCGGGTATGATGCGGAATGGGACGTGTTTCCGGCGGCCGCCTTCGGCGCCCCTCACCTGCGTGAGAGGGTTGTCATTGTTGCCTACCCCCACGGCCTTCGACAACCAGGGGCTGGCCCAATACTTGAGGCGGACGCACACTTGGCAAAATGTGGGCGTCCTGACGGCCCGTCTGATTGGAATGGTCTACGGCTTGAAGGACCGCGAGCCCAGGCCGCCCTATCGGCTCATCCCGGACCCGTCCTTCGTCGAGTGGATGATGGGGGTCCCTACTGGGTGGACCGACTGCGCTGTCTCGGAAACGGCATCGTGCCGGACCTGATGGAGCATGTGGGGCGGCTGGTTCTGGCGGCTGAAACATGCAGAGCAGCCAACCCATAG